AGCGTAGAAGGCAATCCTCTGAGCCTCAGAGAGTGGCTAGAACACGCCTACCAAGAAGCGTTGGATTTATCCATCTACTTGAAACGAGCAATGCAGGAACTAGACAAGTGATTCAACAAATACGCACTTTTTATGGTCGCACAAAAGGTCTTCACGGCAGTAAGAAAACTACTGTTGACCAAGGAATTGCATGGCTGTGTTTGAAATGCGGCAAAGTGTTCACTAACAAACGATTGTCAGAAATTCACAACTGTATTAGGGAAATCCCTATTGCAAGATATGATAGTGTCTGACAGAATACACACATTGATAGGTTATTTAACAGGAGTGAATGATGGATATGAAGCGAGAAATTTGGGCGGCACTGCAAGACCTCACACCAGATGATGTTGCAGATGCCATTTGCGATTCAGATGCAATCGTAGAAGCCATCCTGTCAAACGCATGGTTTGATGTAGCAGACATGGTAAGAGCTAGGGTAGAACTCAAAGCAGAGCGTTTAGCACAAGTTGCTAACGACTTACCACTCACGCCTTGGGTAGACGCAGAAGAAGAACTCAACTTGTGGCGTTTCTACCGCATAGAGCGTCAGCAACAGTCTCTTGAACAACAAAAGAGCAAGTTGCCTAAAATCAATCCCTACTCCAGCGAGGCCAGAAATGAAAACTAAGCTGAATCTTGAAAGAATTATTGAGGAGCACTCAAATGAAGAATATTGCGCTTATTGCATTGAGCCACGCCAAGGATGGATTAGTTGCTGCGGTGAGAACCACTTTGTCCTATTTTCAGATTTGGACTCCGATAGTCAGCTTGAAATCGCGGCAGAAATTGCTCAAAAAGGGGGCTAAGAAGATGGCATTCGTTGGTAAATACCAAAAGGTCGTCTTGCCCTCAACACCGATCACCGACCCTAAGTTTGGGTATGTGAACTCTGCTCAAACCAATGTGGCAGAAACATTCAAGAAGTTTTCAACAACAGGAGTTAATGATGATAGATTACGCACCTCTTTTAATGAGGATCGAGCAAAACACGAAGAAGTTATCGGACAAATGCCTAAACAAAAAATACGCAGGGTTCAGTAACGACATCGCTCAAATCCACGCCGACTTGACAATGTTGGCAATGTGGGTAGTGGCACAAGAGACTAAAGATATTTTTGACGATTTAACAGGAGTGAAGTGATGACAAGACTAGAGATAGGTAATCTGGTTGACAGAAAAGAAGCGATTAACAAGTTGCTGTCAACAAACGTGAATAATCACACAGAGAAGAAGAATAATCTTACATATCTCTCTTGGGCATGGGCATGGGCAGAGGCACTCAAAGCCGATGAAGATGCTGTCTACAAAGTCGAGATGTTTGGCGACAAGTGTTACATGGACGTAAACGGCACTGCAATGGTGTTCGTCACAGTCACAATGTTTGGCAAACCAATGACTTGCCAACTTCCAGTGATGGACTTCCGAAACAAAGCAATCCTCAACCCTGACGCATTTGCTGTCAACACTGCCATCATGCGGTGCATGACTAAGGCTTTGTCTCTGCATGGCTTGGGCTTGTATATCTATGCTGGAGAAGACTTACCTGAAGGCGACTCAGGTTCAGACGTAGACGTAGGCGCAATGATTGACCACTTAGCGGCTATTGACGCGGCTTCAACAATGGATGAACTCAAGAATGTCTACACTGCTGCTTACTCTGCTTGCGGTTCTGATAAGGCTTGGCAGAAAAAAGTGATTGATGCTAAAGAAAAGCGTAAAGGAGAGTTGAAATGAGTGAAGTTGAACAAGGAACACCAGAATGGTTTGCACAGCGTTGTGGCAAAGCCACTGCTTCTCGTATCTCTGACATTGTTTCCAAGACAAAGACAGGATACAGCGCAAGCAGAGCAAACTACATGGCACAGTTGGTAGTCGAACGCATGACCAACCAAGTGGCTGAATCCTACTCAAATGCTGCTATGGAATGGGGTGTGGAGAACGAGACATATGCCAGAGCCGCATACGAGGCTAAAACAGGCAATATGGTCGATCAGGTAGGTGCTATTGACCATCCAACTATTCCTATGTCTGCCGCCTCTCCTGATGGCTTGGTGGGTGACGATGGATGCTTGGAGATCAAATGCCCAAACACTGCAACCCACATTGATACTGTCTTGGGTGAAGAACCCGCTAAGAAATACTTTGACCAGATGCAGTGGCAGATGCGATGTGCAGACAGAAGTTGGTGTGACTTTGTGAGTTTCGACCCACGAATGCCTAGCCATCTTCAGTTGTTCATCAAAAGAATCGAGCGCAATGACTTGTACATTGCAGAACTCGAAAAAGAGGTTATCCAGTTCCTTGCGGAAGTGGACGACAAAGTTAAAAAACTCAATGAAATTAAGGTGTAAATATGGAACAGCGTGACAACAGTGGTGTTTTGTTTAAGAACGATAAGAAGGAGACAAGCAACCACCCAGACTATAAAGGCAACGTGCGGGTGAATGGTCAGGAATACTGGCTGTCAGCATGGATTAAAGAAGGCAAGAACGGCAAGTTCATGGGTCTGGCTCTCAGCCCTAAAGAAGAACAAGGCCAAGCACCACAAGCCAAGCCTTCAAAGAAAATTGACGATCTGGACAGCGATCTGCCTTTCTGATGTGATTCAATGGGGAAAGCGTAAGTGAGTACCCGCTAACTTAACAGGAGTGACTAATGACAAAACTAGACGATATACATTTTGGTGGCAGCGTGAAGAAGTTCTTTGACTTGCCAATCTTCAATCGGGTGAGAACCTCTGACCCAATTACCAGCTATGAAGCCGCAGACTCAGCAAAAGACTTGGCTTCTAAGCACTTCTCCATGATTGTGGACACTTTAAAGGCTCATGGTGCGCTTGGAAAAGATGGGATAGCCAGACATAGCGGCTTAGACCCAAATCAGGTTGCAAGACGTTTAAACGAGTTGTCCAACATGGGATTTATTGAGTTGACAGGACGCACAGTCAAGTCAAAATCAGGACGTAATGAACGTGAATGGAAGGTAAAAGGTGCTGAGTAACGTCATCAACATCTTGCTTGTACTCGCCTTGGGAGGAGCAGTGACGCTACTAGCTGTAGTCGCCCTGCTCTTTTTCCTAGACGATTAGGCCACCAAACCATTCAAGTAGGTGGTCTTACCCGCCACCTTGGTGGCAGTCAATTCCTGTTTCTTCAGGTTATTTGGGTCGTAAGACACATGAACCCAACCACTGTCAGGAATGCCTGGGGTGTAAAACTCCAGAATCAACTGTGTGTACTCAAGGTTATCCATAATCCACTGAGCCAGATCAGCATTGGCAACACCAACAATCTCGATGTCAGCCGCCATGCCCTTGCAGTGGTCAGAAGTCTTAGAGCCACCAACGGCAGCATTGGACTCAGGACTGCGATAGGCAGAGTTCACGGTAACAGACTTGCCATAGTGTTCACGAACTGGTTGCAACACCATCTCGCAAAGGGTTTTCAAGTTCTCCAAAGCCTGTTCATCAGGGGTATTGTCCAAACCCAATCGGGTGGCAGTATCTGACTTTGTGAGTTCTTTGAGGGTGAAGTTTGCTGACAGGTTCATTGTTTCTCCTTTAGGGTTTCGTAGATGGATTCGTAGGCTTGTTGACAGGCGGTGAGTTGTCTGATTGCTTCGTCTCCATCGTCTGTGATGGCGATAAGAGTTTGAGCAGTCGTTGCGTCAAGTTCGCCTCCCTCTTGACTGCTATCTCCTGTGGCAACGGAGGTATCTGAGGTGGTTTGTACGGGGCAACTGGTTTTGACAGGGAGCCGCAACCGCAAAGCACCAGAGGCAATAGCCAAATCACGCTCTTTTGAAATCTGTCTTGCTTTCTCATTTGATGTCCTTAATGCCGTAGCTGTTGATGTGATAGCTGTCGCCAAAGCAGCCTCTTTTGTCCTTGCAATAGCGTTTAAACGAGCAATCTCTAGTTGTTGAGAGACATTCTCATCATGCTTTCCCTTGAAGTAACCACCCCCAAAAGAGATGGTTACAGACAAGACAAACCCTAAGATTACCCAAGGGTTAAAGATACTCATGGTGCGGGTGGCTCATCATTGTCATTGGCCTCTGCCTTGGCACTGGCATTGGCAATAGCCTTGACACCAGAACGACCAGCAACACCACCCAAGACACCAGTGATAAACACCATGATGGTGCTAATCTGTTGCGTGTAAACCTTGTCAATTGCCGCCATAGCACCATTCATAGGCTGAGTGACAAAAGAGACTGAGTACAGGAACATACCCATAG